CCAGGATATTCACCCATAAGACCCATTGTAGGCCCAGATACAATACCACCATTAGCAAACTTTTGCACTCCGCCACCTTCTCCACTTGTTTTAGATATACTTGCCTTTAAATAAGCTCCTGCAGCAACTAAGGCGATACCAGCAGCAACAGCAGCAAATGGGTCAGCAAATGCTTTTTTAAACGCATCCATTGCAAGTCCATAAGCAATCAATGCCTTACCAATCTCTTGTAATCCAGAACCCATAATTTCAGCAAATGACCCAAACATATCTACGTCTTCACCAGCTAATGCCTTACCTAAATTTTCAGCAAAAGTTACAAAAGTATTAGTAGCCATGTCGGTTAAAATACTATTAACCTTTTGCATAGCAGCCGCACCTCTAAGTGCATTCTGGTCTAATCCTTCTAACTTAGCATTTAATTCATCATAGAATTTAAGATAAGTAGGGAACATACCAGTACCAAAAGATGATGCCATTAATGCACCAACCTTAGCCATAGATTGTTTTATAACTTCTTGTTGTCCAACTACATTGTCTCTATTTAATCTTAACTGAACTTTTAGTTGTGAATCAATTAAATCAATTTGACCTCTACCAAATTTTTCTTGTTCTGCGTAATCTTGTTCGTTCCTCTTCTTCTTTTCTTTCCTTGTTTTAGCATCTTGTGCAAGTAATTGCTCTTGCATAGATTGGTCTAAAATAAGAAGTTTGTTTGCATATTCTACATATACACCTTCTTGTAATGCTAATTGTTGTTTTGTAGTATACTCGCCATTTTTAATCTTCTCTAAAGCAAGTGCCTTTTCTAATTCAGCAAGTTGCTTAGATACCTCAAATTTCTTATATGCGTCATCTTCAAATAATTTAACTTCTTGCTTTTTTGCATCAATTAAATCTTGTATAACTTTTTCATTAACACTTTGTTGTGTTTCTATAGCTTTACCTAAAGCAGCTATTGCAGCCTTATCGGTTTTATCTTTAATGGTAGTAGACTTAATGCCATATTCTTGCTCAATTTTATATGCTTGTGACATATATCTTTGACCAAGTGCAAGTCTTTTTTGGAATTGCGCCTCTTCATAATCTGTAACATACCCAGCTAATTCTATTTGTTGGTCTGCATAGTCTTTAGCAAATACTGCACCTTGTTTATAAAATCCAGCTACACCTTGTATTGCTCCAGATTTAAAAAATGCAGCAGTAGCAATAGCCAATTTACCTAAAATTCCAACTTGGTCTTCAGCATAAGCAGCGTCTTTCTTAGCCAATGCTTCTTTCGCCTTCTCATATTCTATATCAGCCTTTGCTCTAAAATATTGAGCCTTTATGTAACCTTCTGTTTTTTTAATATAAAGTTGCTCTGCTTCATATACACTTGTAGCAGTGCCAAATAAATCACCTAATTCTTCATTAAATATTTTAGTAGCATCTGCAGCAGATAGAGTACCTTCTCTAACGGCAGAAAATATAGAGCCTAAAGCTAATGTTTCTGTCTTTAGCTTATTAAAACCTTCGTAAAGTGATTTAGTACTTGCAGCAGCCTTTTGAGATTGTTGGTCATAAAATGTAATAGCAGCGATTAAAGCAGAAAATGCAAAATATGCTGGGCCAGCAGCAGAAGCTATACTACCAAATAAGGCTGGTAAGTTGTTTTGAATACCTCTAAATCCATAAGGTAAATCCTGCACAACTAATGCAAGACTTGTCCATTGCTTACTTGAATTTTTTAAAGAACCTTGTCCGTTATTTAATGATGCACTTAGTTTATCATAATCAGCTTTAAGTTGAACTATCTTAGCATCTGCAGGGTCAAGACCATTAGCCACCAAAGCAACCATATATTTCTCTAAGGCAGATACTTGTTTTTGTGTACTTTCAACACTTTGACCAAATATTTTATTAGAAGCAGCTATCTTATTAATCGTAGCTGTATATTGGTCGGTGGCTTTAATTATAATATCAACACCTTCTTGATTCGCCATTATTATACTGGTTTAATATTTTCGTATTTTTTTAAAACTGCCTCTAACTCTTCGTTAGTCATTATCCTAACATTCTTCTTTCTATTTCTCTTATCGCAATCTAACTCTAAAAGCTCAGTTGGCTTAACCTTCTTGCCTTTAGGTAGCTGCATATTGACAAGGATAGTAGTTTGCCATCTTGACCTCACCCATTCTTGCTCCTCTTTATGCCTATAACCATACCAAATAAAGTCTAATTCAGCCATGGTCATCTCCCAAAACAAATGGGGAAGTATTTGACACTCCCCCATTGTATATCTTTCTATGTCAATCCATTCTAATTTTTTTTTTCTTCACCAGCCTCTGTTGACGTAGAACCAGGTTGCTCTAATCCGCTATTCATACTTTCTGATAGTGCAGCCATGATTTCTTGGAACTGTGTTCCAGCGATACCACCCATGTCATCTATCCAATCGCATACATCAATCTCTTTAAAATCTGGCGTTCTTCCTTCTTTGTAGAAAGGGTATTCAGCAGCAGACCTTACTAAATTAACGATAGCATCTAAAGCAGATTCACCGCTTAAAGCTGTTCCTATCTCTGTTGGGCCTATACCTTGTAACTGACAGAATCTCTTTAAAGACCATGTGCAGAAACGCAGCGGTATTACCTTACCATCAGAAAGTGATAGGTTAAATTGTCCTCTCATATATTTGGTTTTTAGTTTATGCGTTGGTAGTCATCACTAATGCTCCAGTTCCAGTGAATGATGCAGAGAAAGTAGCTGGAGATTCCATGTCACCAGTAAAGTCTAAAGACTCAACCGCTGCAGTTCCAGTCCAAATCTTGTCACCACTTACGAAAGTAGAGAAAGTCAAAGTTACATCAGTTCTTGAACTTACAGAAGAAAATAAATCTTCTACGTTTACACCAGCTGCAGCAGATTCGATAACCGCTAATCCGTCTGTTGATACTGACCAAGAACGAAGTCCTTGAATTTGTTGAGCCCATCCTCCACTATCTTTTGTAGTAGAATCTGGTAAGTCTGTTGATACTGATAAAGAGCAAGATGTAGAGTGAGCTACAGCTACTCCACCTACCTTTACTACCAATAGGGTTCCGTTAAATACACCAGTTGTTGCCATTTTATTTGTTTTTTTATGTTATTTATGTTGTTTGAGTTACAAAGTGGTCTACCACTATAACTCTTCTAAAAATATATGTTTCTTCTACATAGTCAAAAGTAGCTTGGTTTGACACCATATTCCTTGTAACTATTTTGAAATCTGGAGAAGCATTTGGGTAATCTGCAGGAGCTACTCCTATGATTTCCAATAAGCCATTAGCCCATTCATCTACTGACTTTTGACCTACCTCTCCAGACTTAAATGTCCTATATACAATGTCAAACTGTATGCTTACATCAAAGTTATAGCTTGTTTTATCACTATTCTCTACTGATGTCTGAGAACTTATTAACAAGAATGGAGGCTCGGCACCATCTGGAGCTATGGTATCATATACCGATAACTCGTAGTCGTTAGCATTTATCTTGTCGAAATAAGCCTTTCGTATAGCATATCCGCAGTCTTTCATTATCCTTCTACCTCTTCTTGTTTAGGAGCCATTTCTTGCCCATTTTGAGCCTTATTTAGCTCACCAAAGAACTGGAATAATGGGTTAGCATACTTGAAAGGCATATCTGCTAAAAACGCCTCTAATTGCTTCAAACTCTGTTCGTTTAGTTCTAATTTCATGATTTGGTTATTTTTTACAAATTTAGGTAAAATTATTTACTGATGTATATTCTTTAGTTTAAGACTATTCCACCTATATTAATAGAGGCATTATAGTCGTTTGAGCTATACTCAATTACTATGTATATACCGTTTGAACTTGTTTGTGTATAAGCTGAAGAGTGATTTAAATAAATTTCGGTAGCACTTGTTGTTATTGAGCTAATGTTACCTACAACGCCCCATGATGCAAATCCAACAAAACTTGTTAAATGAGTCATTGCCATTTTAGCTTCAAAATAGTATGGATTACCATTCCAGTTAACTCCAGCACTATAACCATAAACTTTTATAAAACTTTGACACCATGAAGAACTTTGTGATACTATAGGTATTGTTGTTCTTGTTCCAGCACTTGTAGTTGGTATATATCTAACAACTCTTCTAACTGCAGCAGTTCCATTAGAATTTGAATTACCTATTAATTGTAATGTTGGAATCGCTGAAGTAGAAGAGCCAAATAAAGTTCTTGCAGTAAGGTTATTATTAAAAGTAGCTGCACCATCGGCTAACCTAATTCTGAACGACTCAGCATAAGTTAATGAAGTTGGGTCTGCTCCATAAGACTGTGTATTTGTTGAATAATCAAAAGCAAGTGCAGAGGTAGAACCACCATATTTCATACCAATTCTAAATCCAGATTGACTTGATGCGTTATCACCAGCAAAATATACACCACCACCATAGAATGAACCTCCCATTTTAGCTAATACAACTTGACCATCTGATGCTCCTTGATTACTTCTTATGTATGAAGTAAAAAATCCTTGAGTGCCAGATAGGCTACCTCCAGCTGATACGCTACTTGAAAAAGAAGCAGCACCATTAGAAGCTATTGTTAAAGCATCATTTGCACTTGCAGTTCCTAATCTTATTTGACTAATATCCGTATCCCTACCAATTTCTATTTGATTACCCGAATTTAAAATAATTAAATTTCTATACTGAGTATTTGCTGCGTTTCTAACTGCTAATCCAAAACCATTTGGAGCATTAAAAAAAGCAGTTGTTGTGGTTATACTACTTGAAAACGTTGCACTTGTACCACTTAAAGCACCAGTAAGTGTACCACCAGCTAAAGGTAGGTAAGCACCACTTGGTAAAACTGAAGTATTAACGCTACCATCAGCCATTAAGAACTGAGATGCTGTACCACCACTCTTAACTAAAGTAGTTGCGTTTAAAGTACCTACTATTGTAGCAGCATTACCACTACCACTTGCTTTGTTTATATATAATCCTTCTCCGTTACCATCCTTAGTAATGTTTAAAGCTATACC